AAGGTTGCGGTTATACATACATCTGCAACACTACACATAATCTGTTCCAGCGGCGGCGTATTGGATTCATCGGTCAAATTAATGCAGATAATCAGCATATCATCTTTCTTGATGATACGGTTCACAAATGTGTCAAGCAGCTCATGCGGAGAACCGGATGCAACTCTTTCGAGGATCACGCGGAACTGCTCAACCGTGAACTTCGGTGCGGGTGTCTGCAAATCATCTATGCGCTCACGCAGCTGCTGCTTGCGGGCTTCCAGTTCTTGCATGGTATCTTTCAGGGCATCGCTTGCAAAGCCGTTCAGAACAGCGCTGACGGCATTCTGGAGCTGCTTCTCCACATTCTTCAGCTCGGCTTCCATTGCAGGTCGTTCATCCGTGCCGACTTCCTGCATATAAGCATCGAATGCTGCCTGTGCGATCTGATCGAGCTTGTCTGAATTGAGATACTCCTGCAAGGCATTCAAAACACGATCCTGCAATTCTTCTGCCGGATAAACATGGTGACAGTCAAGGCAGCGATACCGATGATACCTGCTGTTATGTGATGAGATGCCGGACATCATCCGATTGTGAGCGGAACAGTAGAGCTTACCGGTCAGAATATAATCATAGCTTGTTCGGTTCTCTCTGCGGCGCTTTGAAGACTCTGCAAGCCTGTCCTGCACCTTGTCCCATAGATCGCGTGAGAGGATTGCCGGGCATTCTGCTGTTCCCTCAAAGTCTCCCCACTTGTACTCGCCGTAGTAGTATGTGCGATGTAGCAGCCGAGAGAGTGAGCAGGCATCCCATTCGTTTCCGGCTGCGTTTCTCACACCGAGACCGTTCAGCCAGATTTCAATATCTTTCAGTCGATCACCAGCCGCATATCGCTCGAAAATCTTTTTCGCAATCGGCGCGGTTGTGTCATCAATGACAAGATGATGATCGACATTCTTATAGCCGAACGGAATATGTGTTGAAAGGAAGCGTCCTTTGCGGAAACTTTCCTCACGACCACGGCGGGACTTGCGTGCCAGCTCTGCACTGTAGTATTCGTCCATTGCTTCAAGCAATCCCTCCATGATGATGCCCTCCGGCGTGTTGCTGATCGCCTCGGTCGCGGACAGAACCGTTACACCGTGATCGCGCAGCTTCTTCTTGTAGAGCGCGCTGTCATAGCGATTGCGTGCGAAACGGTCGAGCTTGTAGACAAGGATGTGCTCAAACTTCCCGTTCGCGGCATCTGCAATCATCTGCTGGAACTGCGGACGCTTGTCCGATGTTCCGGAAATCGCTCTGTCTACATACTCGGCAATGATCTGCAAATCATTCTGCTCTGCGTATTTCTGGCACACATGAAGCTGTCCTTCAATGCTCTGCTCAGTTTGCAGGGTCGTGCTGTACCGCCCATAAAATGCGACTTTCTTCATAAAAAATTCCTCCTTGATTTTTTGGGAGGAATGTGATATACTTGAATTGGAGAGAGTGAGTGTATACCACATTCCTCTATTCAATCCGTCCGGTGCTGCGAACGCCGGGCGGATTTTTATTTCACGGGTAACTGATAATCCCATTCATGCTTTTCTGGTTCGTTTCTGCTGTCACCAATACGGCTGTCAGATATTCCAATAGACTGAACATTGCCGGAGCTGTCTATTCTGATGCCAAAGCTGACCCAGAGCGAGTATGGCAGTTCTTTATTTTTGATTTTATTCTTCCCGTCCTCATTGATCTGATAAACTGAGAAATAATACTTTGCTCCTTCACTGTCATCCTGATAACAGGTTTCAAAACAGGAATACCATTCTTCCATAATGTCAAGCGGCATATATTCTTCAACCAACGAAATAGCTTCTTCAAGTGAAAGCGTTGTATCTTCTTTGAAGTTTTCAGGTCTAATCTGAATACCGTTTATGAATTCAGAATCTGTATACCTATATGCGCCACCACCTTCAAAACAATCAAGCACCATAAATGCTTGTTCATATTTGTAATGGTGAGTAATACCGCCTTTGATAATGATTGAATCTTCACCCTGATATTTTTCCCAAATGCTTTGTGCATCTACAGTTTTTCCGAAGAAAGTAGGATGCTCAGGCAATCTCAATATGTCAAGACTTGTAAGGGCATTCAATTCAACGGTTGCTGTTATATCTGAGGATGAATCATTTAATTCACTGCTTTGCTCAGACAACAGATTTTCAGTATTACTTTCTTCCTGTGATGATATAGTCGAAGAATCACAGCTTGACAGCAGACTTCCCATAAGACACAAACACATGATAAGAAGTGTTTTGTTCATTGCTTCGTCCTCCGTGAATTTCAAACCATTTCCGCAATGCCGATGACAAGACCGATGCATCGCGCTTCGCCCTCGATGTCAGGGTATTCCGGATTGCGTGAGATCAGTTTCTTCTTGCCGCGCTCCTTGATATATCCCATGCCGTCAAGCACGAAAAGACCGACCTCGCCGACCGGCACATCCGGGTCAAGCTTGATCAGAGCGAGATCGCCGCTGTGGAAGTCCGGCTCCATGCTGTCGCCCTCGATCTCGACCGCAAAATCCGCTTCGATTGTCTGCGGAGTTTCTGCGACTTCCACATCATACCATTCGTCCTTGTCGGACAAATCATAGCCGAATCCTGCCGCTGCCTTGTTCTGGTGTTGCTTGATCCAGACGGTCTGCGGCTTTTTTGCTGCCCGGCGGAACCTGCGGTTCTCTCGCATCATGCGCATGACTTGCAGCACGATTGCCTGTGCCTCCGGCGGCAGAGACATATAGATTTCTTCCTGCGCTTCCGGGGTAAGGTCAGTCTGCGCAACCAGCAGCTTCATCGGGTCGAGCTGCGGAGCGCGTCCGAGCAGGAAGTCTGCTGTAACATTATAGAATTCAGCAATCTGGCATAATCCATCCGTGCTGACATCACGCTCATTACGCTCATATTTTGCGTAAGTGTTTGCATTCATTCCGAGTGCTTCTGCGGCTTGAGCAATGGTAAGATTTTTCTTTGTCCGTAGTTCTTTTAACCGTTCACCGATCATAATAATCTCCTCCTTTCGGCTTATTCCATTATAACCCATTTTGTACTATTCTGTCAATATCAAAAAATGGTTTTTTTGCCAAAAAGCCCCGATTTGTACTTAATGTACAAAATGAATGAGTACAATTTGTGTATTATTTTGATTCAAAACCGCTTGACAAAAGTACAAAACGGGTGTATAATTGCAATATCGCAAGTACAAATCGTACTTAACCGATACAAAATCAGTCTCCCACCATAGGGGAGAATTTGGAAAGCAGAGGGGGTGAGTGAAATGATCGAAGTAACAGTGAAACTGACAGGTTGCTGCAAAGATTGTCCGCACATAGATTTAAATACCGATTCGGCTGATATTTTTGCTGGCAATAAGTGCGTGTATCGTGAGATGAGTATTTCATGTGTTCACGAAGAGGTTTGCGGCGCGTTGAAATCTGAACGGGCAGCGAAAGTGCGAAAGGAGGTAAATCCACATGACTGCAACTGAAAGCAGAACCGAGTTCCAGCGGGAACGCAGAGAGCTTCCCGCGCCGGACACCGCATTTCTCTCCGGACTGTTGCAAATGCTCGCAGCAGTATACTGCCGTGTGCAGTATCCGGAACCGACACCCGAACCGATGAAGGAGGAAAACCACAATGACAATCCGTGAATTTGAAGTCCTGACGGGATTTCACCCGCCCATGTCACTCTACGAAGTAATTGAACGGGATTACGAGAGCAGCAACCTCGACAAGTACGAGTATTGCGAAGCGTACAAGACCGACAAAGGTGGCATGGCAGAACGTCTCGCCCGAATCGCAGACAAGCTCGCATGGGAGCAGACCGACAGAGCGACAAAGGAACTTAATCGGCTCAGAAAAGAACTTACGGACACCAAAGCACGACTTACCGAAACGCAAACACGGCTTACCGAAACGCAAACACGGCTCGACCGTGAGCTGGACTGGCAACCGGCAACAGACATCGGAACCAATATGAGCGAGCATGATTATCAGCTTCTTGCAGACGATACCGCGCCGATGTCGGAGCTGGATGCGCTCCGCCGTATTTCACAAGAGTGCGGCTTCGATATGTCCTGCATTCAGCTTGTCCCGACTGTAGAGACATTTGAGGTCAACAAGCACCGCAAATGCCGCGTCAGCGGAACATACAGCCGTCAGCCGGTATGGGCATCGACCGATTGGAATTATATTCGTTTCAATGTCTGTGATCTGCAATGGGAGTTTGTGAACGGCGATTTGCGGCAGTATTTCGATTAAAGGAGGCAGCCATGAACGAAATGACCGTCACCGTCATCGAGCAGCCCGGCGCGCTCGGTGCAGTCAAGGCGCGGACGATCTCTGACATCATTCAGCGTTTCTACCTGAATGCATCGCCGGAGCTGCGTGCCGAGATCGACCGCCGCGCTGAGGAATTGAGAGAACAGAAAGGAGTGGTATCATGCCCGGCTGGCAATATGTCTGCGGATTCATCGTCATGCTCGCTGGCATGAGCGAGATCGTGCTGATGATTTATAGCAGCTGCATGACCGTGATCCATGACGCAGAGGAGGAAGCAAAGGAAGAGGCAGAGTATCAGGCGGAAATCCTCGCGGAGCAGAAGTATCAGGAGATGGTTGCAGCAACGCAGTACCGTGTGCGGTTCGGTCTGCGCATTGTGGACGATACGAAAGGAGACAAAGTATGCTCGAAATGAAAGCCGACGGGACAGTTGTCGAAATTGAGGCGAAAAGGAAAAGCCGCATCCGATCTGGTACATCGGACACGGCACAGGGAAATATTTGCTATGTGCATTATAGCACAGAAACGAGGGTTTGTCAATGGATGATATCGAAAAGCGCAAAATGCGGGCGCAGGCTCTGCGGTATAAACGCTCCGCACTTGCAACAATGGGCTATGACACCATCATGACCGAGTTGCAGGAGATCGGAGAAGCGTGCGACGATCTGCGCTGGGCAGAAGAGAATTGCACGGAACCGGTGCTTGACGGTGACGAAGATGACGGTGCAGGCTATCGTATGGATTTTTCGGAACTGTCGGCTGATTGTGAATGTCTGATTGACCAGCTATATGATGCGGCAGATATGTTCGACGACTGCACCGTCGCTCTGATCGGGAACCGCTTTCAGTGCGTCGGCTATGACGGCATTGAAGAGGACTGGTTCAGCCTGTGCGCATACGATGCAGGACGGGCGGCGACGGAATCCGGGAAGCGGCTCATGCGCCTGACCAAATCGCAGATGATTGATACCATCGGGCGCAGCGTCGGCATCATGATGGCGTTCTATGATCTGCGTCAGCGGTATGACTATCTGAATGCGGCAATGTCCGTTCTGCTCGATCATAACCTCGACACGCTCCATCAGGTGCGCACAATCGAGGATGCATACGTGGCGTGGTGTGAGGATGGCTGCCGTACATGGGGCGATAAATATGATGCATTGCGACGGCAGTGTGACGCGCTGGACGATATCTACTGGATTGCATAAGGAGGAAAAATGGAGATACATATCGGCGAAGTCTACTGGAGTGATGATGAGCCGGAAGTCTACGGTGAGCGTTTGACGTTCGATGATCTGAAAAGCATCGACCCGGATGAGATCGTGCTGGTGGAGGATGATGCAGAGGTTGAGCCATACGGAGCAGTTGCTGCACGGCTGGAATCCCTGGATGATGTGTGCGCGAGATTTAACCGAGGAACGTCTAAGCTGATTGTGATAGGCCGCGAGGATATGATAGAGCCTTATGACGAAGAGCACGGCGATTTCGCGGTGGTGTGGAGAATCAGAAATGCAGATGCTCAGGAAGATGCCCCGGAAATAAAGAAAGGGGGCAGCATGGAAGATCATGCAGGGGAGGAAATCATGTTGACCGAAAAGCAGCAGGCGGAAGCCCTGCACAAGCAGATCACCGGCTACGGTGAAGTAATCTATCAGTCGCTGTACGGGATGTGTACCGCGATCAAGCAGATGCGCGACAGCAAGCTCTACAAGGTGCTGGGATACGATACCTTTGAGGCGTACACCGAGGAAAAGCTCGGTATGAAAAGCTCTCAGGTCTACAAGTACATTGCAATCGCGGACAGACTCTCAGCGGATTTTGTCCACTCGAGTGGACAAATCGGCGTGCAGAAGCTCTACCTGCTTGCAATGGCGTCGGAGGAAACCCGCACCGAGCTCACCCAGACCGTTGACCTTGAAAGCACGACGGTGCGGGAGCTGCGGGAGCAGATCAGCGCCCTGCAATCGGCAAAGGGCACTGCCGAAGCGGATGCGGCACAGGCGCGGGATGCCGCCCGCGAGGCTGAGGAAGCCAAAGAGCGAAACCGTCTGACGCTGCGGGGCATCATCGACAAAAAGGTTGAGCTGGTGCATCAGCTTGAAGCAAAGGTCAGGGAGCTCGAAAGCAAACCGCAGGATGTCGCGGTTGTCGATCACACCGAGGAAATTGACGCGCTGAAAACGGAAATCGAACAGCTCCGCACACAACTTGCCGAAAAGCCTGACACGCAGCTTGCGCTCGGCGTCGAGCCGATCTATCAGACCGACAGCAAGGCGCTGTTCAAGCCGTATCTCACCGCTGCGGCAGATGCCGTCAACCGGCTTGCGGAGTTCATCGGGCAGCATCAGAGCGATGCCAATTACGGCTTCTTCATGGAAAAAATGCACGCGGCATTCGCGTTTGCAGATCAGAAAATTCAGGCGATGAAAGGATGATGAATATGCCTGTCAAGATCAATACACTCGAACTGGAAAACGTCAAGCGCATCCGTGCGGTGCAGCTCACGCCCGCCGCAAACGGCCTGACAATCATCGGCGGCAACAACAATCAGGGCAAGACCTCTGTGCTGGATTCAATCTGCTGGCTGCTCGGCGGCAATAAGTATCAGCCGAGCAATGCACAGCGGGACGGCGCTCTCACCGAGCCGATGCTCCGCTGCACGCTCTCGAACGGACTCATTGTCGAGCGCAAGGGCAAGAACGCTGCGCTTAAAGTCATTGACCCGCAGGGCAACCGCGCCGGTCAGAAGCTGCTCGACAGCTTTCTCTCGGAGCTGGCGCTCGATCTTCCGAAATTTATGCAGGCATCCGACCGCGAAAAGGCGGACACGCTCCTGCGCATCATCGGCGTAGGAGAACAGCTCACGCAAATGGAGGCTGAGGAAAAGCGCCTCTATGATTCGCGCACCGCAATCGGGCAGATTCAGCAGCAGAAAGCGAAATTTGCTGCCGAGCTGCCGAACTGGGAGAATCTGCCGGACGAGCCTGTTTCTGCGGCTGAGCTTATCGCGCAGCAGCAGGCGATTCTGGCGCGAAACGGTCAGCGGCAGCAGTGGCAGCATGAAATGCAGAGCATCGACATCGCGATTCGGAACACGGAATCCGAGATGCGGCATCTTCAACAGCAGCTTGCAGTATTGCAATCACAGCTTGACCGTCTGAATGAGCAAGCAGAGTCAGCGCACAAGTCACCGGAGGAGCTCGTGCTCGAATCGACTGCCGAACTGGAAGCCAATATCGCAGATATCGACCGGCTGAATGCAAAGATTCGAGATAATCAGCGCAAGGCAGCCGCCGAGCAGGAAGCTGCCGATTATCAGGCGCAGTACAACGGGCTGACCGACCAGATTGAAAAAATCAGAGCCGACCGCCGGGCGCTGCTGAACGGCGCAAATCTGCCGCTGCCGGGGCTTTCGGTCGAGGGCAGCAGGCTGCTTTATCAGGGCAAGGCATGGGACTGCATGAGCGGCTCCGAGCAGCTCCGTGTTGCGGCAGCAATCGTCCGCCGCCTGAATCCGGAATGCGGTTTTGTGCTGCTGGATAAGCTCGAACAGATGGATTTGCAGACGCTTGCAGACTTTGGGAAATGGCTTGAAGCAGAGGGCTTGCAGGCAATCGCGACCAGAGTCAGCACCGGCGATGAATGCAGTATCATCATTGAGGACGGTTGGGCGCAGAATGTGCCTGCGTCAAATCCGACACCGCCGCCTGCGCCGTATCAGCCCGCAGGTTTCAAACCGTATCAACCGAAAGGAGTGTAAATTATGCCGGTTTTTGAAGAGATCAACGGCATCCAGTACGGCAGCGGCATCAAAGCTGTGCTGTACGGTCAGGAGGGTGTCGGCAAGTCCTCGCTTGCCGCACAAATCCCCGGCATCGTGTTCATTGACTGCGAGGGAAGCACCACAAAAATGAATGTGCGCAGACTGCCCGCTCCGACCTCATGGGCGATGCTCTGTGACGAAATGGATTACATCCGCGATAACGCTGCCGCAAAGGGCTACAAGGCGGTTGCAATTGACACCTTTGACTGGGCAGAAGCGCTCGCATTGCAGGCGATCTGCATTGAGCACAAGGTCAACGGCATCGAGGGGCTGAATTACGGCAAGGGCTGGCAGTATGAATGTGAGCTGATCGGGAAATTTCTCAACAGCACGGACAGGCTCATCAAGGCTGGCATTCATGTCATTCTGATCTGCCACGCGATTTCGCGCAAGACAACTCTGCCGGAGGAAATCGACGAATTTGACCACTGGGAGCTGAAGCTCGGCAACAAGACCACAAACAAGATCGCACCGCTGCTGAAAGAGTGGTCGGACATGACGCTGTTTCTTGCATTCAAGACGCAGATCATGGCGGCAGATGATAAGGGCAAGGTTCACAAGGCGACATCCGTGCAGCGCGTCATGTACGCGACAAAATCTGCATGGTGGGATGCAAAAAACCGCTTTGGTCTGCCGGATATGATGCCGCTGGATTACGGCGCAATCGCGCACCTCTTTGCTGCGCCGGCAGATACTATGATGCAGCGTGCGCAGGATGCCGGCATTCCGACTGCAACAATCAATGTTCCGGAAACACCGCCGCCTGCGCTGTCACCGGAGCCGCTGCCGGTCGGCAATCTGAGTGAATATGAGAGTATCGAGAGCCTCGGTGCTGACTGGCAGGGCTTGCCGGAAGTGCTCACAAATCTCATGAAAGCAAACAATGTTCTGCCGGCACACATCGAGAAGATCAGCAGTGAAGTGTTCCGGTATTTCCCCGCCGGAATGCCGATGCGGGAGTACCCGCAGGACTACCACGAATGGCTCTGTGCGAACTGGCAGCAGGTTATGGATGCCGTTCGGCAGAATTGCCCCGATTATGTACCGTTTTAATTGAAAGGAGATCAGACGATGGATTATCAGAATGGCGGCTATCAGGCAGGATACGCACAGGGAAGTGCGCAGGCGATGGACTGGGATGCGGACTTTGAAGCACAGGAAAGTGACCGCAATCCGGTTCTGCCGGAGGGCGATTACCGCTTTGAGATTGCAAAGGTGGAGCGCGGGCGGCACAACGGGCAGGGCAAAATCCCTGCCTGCAACAAGGCGACTGTGACCTTCCGCGTGTTTTCGCCGCAGGGCGATGTGACGATCAAGGAGAATTATTATCTCCTGAACGAGGACTGGCGCATCAGAATGATGACATCGTTCTTTGCAAGCATCGGCCTTGCAGACAGAGAGACTGTTGAAAGCGGCGGCAGAATCAAGCCGAACTGGTCAAATGAAATCGTGGGGCGGCGCGGTGTGTGTCACATTGCACCGCGCACCTACCAGAAGGACGGGAAGGATTATCAGACGAACAACCTGAAATCTCTCTACCCGATGTGGGATCAGCCGAATGTCGAGCCGGTTCCGCAGAGAAACCAGCAGCCCGCGTATCAGGCACCGCCGCAGCAGTCATATCAGCAACCCGCGCCGCAGGGGTATCAGCAGCCGTATCAGCAGCCCGCGCAGGGATGGCAGCCTCAGCATGGCGGTTATAATCCGCCGCAGAATAACGGCGGCTACGGAGGAGGCGTGTACTGATGCAGCTACGTCCGTACCAGCAGGAAGCAAAGGACGCCGTCTTCTCTGAGTGGGAGAATGTGCGCAGCACCTTACTCGTCCTGCCGACCGGCACGGGAAAGACCGTTGTATTTGCATCGGTTGCAGAGGATTGCATTCGTGGGCGCGGGCGTATGTTTGCCGCAGGCAAACTGCGCAGTTCCGCGGAGCGGAACGTGCGCGTCCTCATTCTTGCGCACCGCGGCGAGCTGCTCAATCAGGCACAGGATAAGATCGGCAAGGTGACCGGGCTCGGCTGCGCTGTCGAGAAAGCAGAACAGACATGCATCGGGTCATGGTTCCGCATCACAGTCGGCTCGGTGCAGTCAATGATGCAGGAAAAGCGGCTCGACCGTTTCCCGCCGGATTACTTCACGCATATCATCATTGACGAAGCGCATCACGCCGTATCCGACAGCTACCGGCGCGTCATTCAGCATTTTCCGGATTCGCATATTCTCGGCGTGACCGCAACGCCTGACCGCGGCGATATGAAGGAGATCGGCAGTGTATTCGACACGCTTGCGTATGAGTACACCCTGCCGCAGGCAATCAAGGACGGGTATCTCTGTCCGATCAGGGCGCTGACGATTCCGCTGAAGCTCGACATTTCAACGGTCGGTGTTTCGGCGGGAGATTTCAAGCCCGGCGAGATCAGCACGGCGCTCGATCCGTACCTTGAACAGATTGCGCAGGAAATGAAGCACTATTGTGCAGACCGCAAAACCGTTGTGTTCCTGCCGCTGATCGCGACCTCGCAGAAATTCCGTGATATTCTGAACGCAGCGGGATTCCACGCGGCAGAGGTCAACGGCAATTCCGAAGACCGCGCCGAAATTCTCAGCGATTTTGAATCCGGCAAGTACAATGTGCTGTGCAACTCCATGTTATTGACCGAGGGCTGGGACTGCCCGTCCGTTGACTGCGTGATTGTATTAAGACCGACAAAGGTGCGTGCGCTGTACTGTCAGATGGTCGGGCGCGGCACGCGGCTTTCTCCCGGCAAAGATCATCTGCTGCTGCTCGACTTTCTCTGGCATTCTGAGCGGCACGAGCTGTGCAGACCGGCGCACCTCATCTGTGAGAACGCCGAGACAGCAAAGCAGATGACCGAGAATCTGAATCAGAAAGCCGGTCAGGAGGTCGATGTGACCGAAGCAGCACAAACCGCCGAGGAGGAGACCATTGCAAAGCGCGAGGAGGCACTGACAAAGCAGTTCGAGAAGTTCAAGACCAGAAAGAGAAACCTTGTTGACCCGCTGGAATATGCAATTTCCGTGCAGCAGCGCAGTTTGCTGAACTATCAGCCGGCATTCGGATGGGAGTGTCAGCCGCCTTCACAGGCACAGATGAAGGCGCTGGAAAACCGCGGCATTGACCCGAACAAGGTGCATTCTGCCGGACTCGCAGAACAGGTACTCCGAAGCGCGGCGCAGCGGCAGGCGGCGGGGCTTGCAACACCGAAGCAGATTGCTAAGCTGACGCAGCGCGGCTTCCGGAATGTTGACAAGTGGACATTTGAGGCCGCCAGAAACATGATCGCCCGCATCGCGGCGCTCGGCTGGAAAAAGAATCCGCCCGGCATTGATCCGCGAACCTATGTCCCGGATGAGGTGGTGTATGGAACATAAGAATGACAACCTCGAAGAACTGCTCGCTTACATTGACCCCGCGCAATGCTCCTATCAGGAGTGGTGCGGCATCGGCATGGCGCTCAAAGACGCAGGACTTCCGGTCTCGGTCTGGGACAACTGGTCAGCACGGGACGGCGGGCGGTATCATGCCGGAGAATGCGAGAAGAAATGGCGCAGCTTCAACGGCTCCGATACACCCGTCACCGCAGGCACGATCGTTCATATGGCGCTGGAAAACGGCTATCAGCCGCACCGGTCAGACCCGAATGCGCGGTCACTCGGCTGGGATGAGGAGATCAGTGCGGATTATGTTGTCACTTCCGCGGAGCAGACGATTGCACTGCCGATCAAGGAGCCTGAAAACTGGAACCCGACCGAGCAGATTTCCCGCTATCTTGAAACACTGTTTGAAGCCGGTGACAATGTCGGCTATGTCACGGAATGCTGGCAAAACAATGACGGCAAATATCTCCCGACTGCCGGATGCTGGGACAGAACCGCCGGTCAGCTCCTCGCTGAACTCCAAAAATACAAGGGTGATTTCGGCGCCGTATTCGGTGACACAAATCCGGAATGCGGTGCGTGGATCCGCTTCAATCCGCTGGACGGACGCGGTGCGAAGAATGAGAATGTGACTGATTTCCGCTATGCGCTTGTTGAATCCGATGCAATCCCTGTCGAACAGCAGAACGGCATCATGCATGATTTGCAGCTCCCGATTGCAGCGCTCGTATACTCCGGCGGCAAGTCGCTTCATGCAATCGTGCGCGTCGATGCAGGCAGCTATGACGAATACCGCAAGCGCGTTGATTTCCTCTATTCAGTCTGCGATAAAAACGGGCTGAAAGTAGATCGGCAGAACCGCAATCCGTCCCGTCTTTCACGAATGCCCGGCGTGATCCGCAAGGGGCGGAAGCAGTTTCTTCTGGAAACCAATACCGGCTTTGCATCGTGGGCAGAATGGAAGGACTATATCGAGAGCATCACGGACGATCTGCCGGATTTTGAGAGCATGGCGGATGCGTGGGAGCATTTGCCGGAGCTGGCGCCGCCTCTGATTGAGGGCGTGCTGCGGCAGGGGCACAAAATGCTGATCGCCGGACCGTCAAAGGCTGGCAAATCCTATGCGCTGATCGAGATGTGCATTGCAATTGCAGAGGGCAGAAAGTGGCTCGGCTGGCAGTGCGCAAAGGGGCGTGTGCTGTATGTGAATCTGGAGCTTGACCGCGCGTCCTGCCTGCACCGCTTCCGCGATGTCTATGACAGCATGAGAGTTGCGCCGCAGAACATCGGCAGCATTGATATCTGGAATCTGCGCGGCGTGACAGAGCCAATGGACAAGCTCGCGCCGAAGCTCATCCGCAGAGCAAAAAAAGGCAATTATATCGCGGTCATCATCGACCCGATCTATAAGGTCATCACCGGTGATGAAAACTCCGCCGATCAGATGGCGCATTTCTGCAACCAGTTTGACAAGGTCTGCACCGAGCTTGGCTGTGCGGTGATCTATTGTCACCATCACAGCAAGGGTATGCAGGGCGGTAAGCGGTCGATGGACAGAGCATCCGGCAGCGGTGTGTTTGCCCGTGATCCGGACGCGCTTCTCGATATGATCGAACTCGATCTGACAGAGGACATTGTGAAGCAGGAGAAGAACCGTGAAGCGTGCCGCCTCTGTGAGCAGTATCTTGCGATGCACGCACCGAATGCGCTGAAGAACGCTCCGCAGGATGACCTGCTGAACCGCAATGCCGCCGTGCAGCTCTGCCGCGATAACATTGCAGATGAACAATATGGGGCTCTTGCAGCGGCGCTCCGTGCGTCTGACAGCTATGTATCGCAAATGTCAGCTTGGCGCATCGAGGGGACACTCAGAGAGTTCCCGAAGTTCCCTCCGGTCAATGTCTGGTTCCGGTATCCGCTTCATCAGCTTGACTATATCGGTGTACTGAAAGACCTGCAATCCGATGTCGAGCTGACAACACAGCAGCGCGCATCGAAAAACGGACATAAACGGCAGTCGCAGATCGCAAAGGCAAAGGCGGCAGACAAATCCGCCGAGCTGGTCAATACCTTCGATTCGTGCGCAGCAGGTGGAAGTATAAGCGTGCAGGATATGGCAGAGTATCTCGGATGCAGTAGAGACACAGTAGAACGCAGAGTGAAAAAGTGCGGTGAACTGGTTTTGAATGACGGAGTCATTACCCGAAAATAAATGTTAAACAAATTAAGCCTACCGCAAAAACCTGCCGCAAGTGGCTATATAAATATATAGAAATATTTGCGGTGCAAAATTGCAATGTCAATGGGTATAACCGCAAGCGGCTTCAAAGTCAGCCGCCTTGCGGTGAGTACCCTGCATTGACACCCGCCAGCCAGGTTCTGGTCGCGAACAAAAAATGTCGGAAGGAGTGAGAATGTGACACAGTTTTTTATGCCGATGATCCCGCCGACGGTGACGGCACAGGAAAAGGACATCGGCAAAAACAGAAAAACCGGCAAGGCGTTTCTGCATGATACCGATGAGATTAAGGATGCAAAGAAAAAGCTGACCGCCCATCTCTGGAAGCACAGACCGGAAAAGCCTTATCAGTGCGGTGTTCGGCTGATCGTGAAATGGTGCTTTCCGCGCGGGCGGCATCGGGACGGCGAATACCGCACGACAAAGCCAGATACCGACAATCTGCAAAAGCTGCTCAAGGACTGCATGACGCGCTGCGGCTTCTGGAAGGATGATGCGCAGGTCGCTTCGGAAATATGTGAGAAGTTCTGGGCGGAGATCCCGGGAATCTGGATAAGAACCGAGGAATTGGAGGTGCGTGAGAATGCATGAGCTGATACCTTGCCCGGTTTGCAAGCGCAGCAGACCGAGTATAAAAACCGGGGTGCTTGCCGGTATTGACTTGATTTGTGTTGTATGCGAATGCGGCGAAAGATCATTACTTTACAGTTATGATTACGAAGCATTAAATCGGTCAACTCTTGACATTGCTTGTGAAATATGGAACAATCGTCCGCATTTCAAGAGAGATGACGGACGAGGAGCTTGTGAAATCAATCTGGCTTTCAAGGAACTGCCCACAATCGAGCCGGAAGTGCGGCACGGGCGGTGGGTTGAAGTAAGTAATCGCGTCACATATCCTATTGAGAGTGATGTGGTTGTCAAATGCAACACTTGTGGGCATCACGAGGTCACATCGCGTTTTAAGTTGGATATTTTGCGATATTGCACATATTGCGGCGCGAAGATGGATTTGCGCACACCGACCGAAGTACAGCTTGAAGAAGCTGATAGCGTGATGATGGGAGGTGCTGAGAATGACCAGATATGAAAGAATCAAATCACTGTCTATTGACGAAATGGCTGTCGTTATGGCAGCGCAGTTCCTTTCCGGGAATCTGCTCGGCTGCGGTTTGATTGACTCGAAGGACGAAGGCGAGAAGTATATAAATGTCTTACTGGATACAGAAGAGGGACACGCTGCTATCGAGGAAACGAAGCAACATCTTTTGGAGGAGGTAGACAACGATGCCTGACAACACCTGCATCTGCTGCGGCAGAATCATCCAGGAGGGGCAGCACATCTGCCTGAGCTGCGGCAGCTATGATGATATGCAGACATTTGAGCGGAAAAAGCAGCCGGTTACGAACGGCGACAGAATCCGCTCGATGACGGATGAGCAGCTCATTCCGGTGCTGCATCACTACGTCTGCATCCAGTTCCCGACCGGCTGCCCGTATGAGCACTGCGATGACTGCGTGCGGGCATGGCTGCGGAGGGAGGCAGAACATGACTGACGCACCGTGCAAGGGATGCACCGAACGGTCAGCCGGCTGTCATGCAGCGTGCGGGCGATATCGGCAGTGGCAGCGCGATCATGCCGCTGAATTGCAGGCGCGCCGCAATGCCCGCAGCCCCGGCATCCTCGCCGACAGCTACGCGATCGGGAAAATACGGAAAATCAGGAAACAAAGGAGGCGCAGACCATGAGCAGGCTCATTTTCATCGAGGGATTTCTCATCGGCGCGATTGCGGCACTTGCTGCGGTGACCGCCGCCGTCGGGGTGCTGTGGCTGATCTTCAGAAAGGATGATGACGATTGACGGCGAAAGAGGCGAAAGAGTATTTGCAGCAGTACCGTGAAAGCATGGAACGTGCAAAAGAGGTCACAGAGCATCTGGACGAACTGAAAGCGGAAGCACTTGCGCTGAAAAACCATGAGGGGCAGAAAGTTGCACTTGATGATGCTGTGCAGAAGTATGTCGATGCCTGCAATGACGCGGGGGCATATCTGGATATGCTCGACAGTCTGCGGACGGAAATCCGGGAGACGATTGAAGCCGTACCGATTGCGCGCCACAGAAACCTGCTGCGTGAAATTTACATCAACGGAAAATCCATCGTCCGCATTGCAGCCGACCGCGATCAGAGTTATGAGCACATCTGCCGGCTTCACGGCGCCGCACTGCTCGCAGTCAGCGAGGTTATACGGAAAGCGTGACTGCAAAGAGAAGCCCCTCTCAAATCGCATTCTGAGCGAAATGAGAGGGGGCGCGGTTCATCTGTTCTTTGCCATATCGGCGCGGATCAGTGCTTTAATATATCCCATTTTTGACGGGACAGTTTCGAGCTTTGCGATGATGTCGGCGTCTGTGTTTTTGTTCAGGCGCAGATTCACGGACACGGTTTTTTCCTTTGTGAATTTCGTGATTGCTTTCAGATTGCTGTCGGGCGTTTTCGGCATAGTGTTCACCTCATTTCTTGTTGTGGAAGATTGCCCAGTATGCAAGCTTTGCAATACCGATGCAAACAAAGAATACTGCAAGGAAATGAATCATCTGCTTCATATGCTTGACAAATTGGCTCATTTGTGTTATGATGTGGATGGGAGGGGCTTTCGCCCCTCGCACCCGCTGCGGTTAGTCGATTATCTTTCCGATAATCAGAAGCACCGTGCCGATAAGCAAGTCAATCAGCGCGCCGATCAGAAGACCTGTCCAGTCTCGCGTGTTGTTTGGCTTGCTTTTTTCGTGCTTCGGTTTGTATCGAGCCAATGTCCTCACCTCCCTTCCATGTTTCTATTATACAATAAATGCGCAATAATGTCAAGCCTTTTTGAAAAGTATTTCAGATTAACATGCACAAAGATTCAGCCCGATCTTTGTGCATTATTTTTTGAAAATGTCATGGTATATCATATTGCACCTGTGCTATAATTAGGCTGTGAAAAAGCGACGGGTCGAACATAGCTTTTTCCGGGCGGCGCGTCGCCCCTTTTTTTCTGTCCCGTCAGATTTGAATACTGCGAAAGCACCTGATCGTTTCGGTCGGGTGCTTTTTTGTTGGGGTGTCTGTATGCTGACAGTTGAGGAAATCCGGGCGCTGATTGATTCAGGTGACCTGTTTGATTTCTACAATGACCGGTATTGGCGGAAGCTCTCGAAAAAGATTATCCGTGAATATCGCAATGAATGCCAGATGTGCAGAGCAGAGCACAGGCTCACGCGTGCAACGCTGGTCCATCATGTGCTGCACCTGCGCGAGCATCCGGAGCTGGCATACTGCCGGACATACACCGACGATGCCGGCGCAGAGCACATACAGCTCATGCCGCTGTGTCATGACTGCCATGAGCGCATCCATGAGCGCGGCACATATGCAAAGCGCTCCGGCTACACAAACGAGGAAAAATGGTAGCCCCCCGGTCAAAAAATCGCGTTTTTTCCCGGTAAGTGGATAACGGCGGCAGGGTAGACAATCCGGATTTTTCCGCGCGCGTGAGATTTTTTCTGAATCATACGGAAGGAGGACGGGCGTATGACGGCAAAGGCAGTGGAACAATCGCTGCTGAAACAGCTCGAAGTCTGCGGCGCAGACATTGACGCATTCCGGGCGCTGATTGCAGATTACATGGCGATGTACCGTGTCTGCGTGCAGCTCAAGCAGGATATCCGGAAGCGCGGTGCTGTCGTAGAGAGCACAGGCAGCACCGGACAGCGCATCACAAAATGCAACCCGTCTATCCGGGAGCTGCGTGACACAAACCGTGCGATGCTTGCCATTTTGAAGCAGCTCAATCTCACAACGGACGGCGTTGCAGGCGGTGAGGAGGATGTGCTGTAATCCTCTTCCGCCTGTAATCCGGCAGTATATCGCGATTGTCCGGAACGGACAGTACCCCGCTTGCAAGGAGCAGTATCAGCTTTGCGATTTTGTTGAGCGCGTCTTTGAGACGGAGGATGTCTATGTAGATGAAACGCAGCTCTCGACCTATCTGAGCTATCAGAAATACTTTCCGTTTCAGCTTTTTGAGTGGGAGCAATTCTGCTTCGCGCTGCATAACTGCACATACCGTTCCGACGGCACACTCCGCTTTCCGATCCTTGTGATTTACGTCGGGCGCGGCTCCGGCAAGAACGGATACTTAGGATTTGAGGACTTCTGCCTGCTGACACCGGCAAACGGCATCCGGAATTACCATATTGACATTTTTGCGACCTCTGAGGATCAGGCAAAGGCATCATGGAAGGATGTCTATGATGTGCTGGAAGCGCATGAGCCAAAGATGCGCCGGCACTTTCACTGGACGAAGGAAACGATCACAAGCAAGGATACGGGCTCGGAATTCTGTTACCGGACATCGAATCCGCGGACAAAGGACGGCGGACGCCCCGGCAAGGTGGATTTCGACGAGTATCATGCATATCCGGATTATAAGCTGATCGAGGTTGCGACAACCGGACTCGGCAAGACGCAGCATTCCCGCCAGACAATCACATCGACCGACGGCGATGTCCGGGACGGACCGCTCGATCATCTCATCGAAGACGGCGAGGCGGTTCTGAACGGGGAAGCGCCTGACAACGGCACACTGTACTTCATCTGCCGGCTGGACAGTGACGATGAAGTGCATGATGAGCGAATGTGGCACAAGGCAATTCCGTCTTTGCGCTATCTGCCGCATCTGATGCAGCAAATGCGGCTGGAATATGCCAAATACAAGCGGAATCCCGCCGAAAACACCGCGTTCATCAAAAAGCGCATGAATCGCCCGCCGAAGATTACCGAAAACGGCGTTGCGCCGTGGGAGGAAATTGCTGCGACGAACCGCCCTGTCCCGGAGGCTGATCTGATCGGTCGCCCGTGCGTCGGCGGAATTGACTACATGAAAACCAATGATTTTCTCGGCGCGGGGCTGCTCTGGCGCGTCGGCGATTATGATATCTGGCTGTCCCATACATGGGTCTGCTCGAAATCCGCTGACCTGAACCGGATCAAAGCGCCGCTGCGGGAATGGGAGGCACGCGGGCTCCTGACCTTTGTGGACGGCCCCGAGATTCCGCCTGAGTTGCCGGTGATCTGGCTTGCCAATGAAGCAGCAAAGCGACGGGCACAGATTCTGACTGTCGGGCTGGATGATTACCGCTTTGCCCTGATGCGGAAAGCGCTTGAGGATTTCTATTTTTCACCGGCAGGCAAAAATGTATATCTGGTTCGCCCGCGTGACGAGATGCGGCGGATCCCGGTTATTACATCCGGCTTTGCAAACCGCCGGTTTATCTGGGGCGATTCCCCGCCGATGCGCTGGGCTGCGAATAACAGCAAAATCATCACGAGCAAGTCCGGCAATATGACATACGGAAAAATCGAGCCGAAATCCAGAAAAACCGATACATTCAAGGCATTTGCATTTGCAGAATGCGTATCGGATATTCTGGACGGGTATGCGCAGGCGGAAGCTGCGGCAGCACCGGAGATCGGCGTGTTTACATACTGAAATGAGGTGATCGCACGAAAATCATCGACTGGCTCGGCAGGGTGTTCAAGCCGCCGAAAGAAGGTACTTACAGGCTGGACAGCTATCGCGCCGAAGCAGAGGAACGCATCACGCTGGAAGCATACGCGCTGTTCTCTGCGGTCAATCTGATCGCGAATCTGATTTCAGGCTGTGAATTCTGCACGGTCAGAAACGGCAGAGCGTTGCACGGGTATGAATGGGCGTCGCTGAATGTGCAGCCGAACCGGAACCAGAATGCTGCTGCATGGAAGCATGAACTGATCTCACGGCTTCTTCTGACCGGAGAGGTGCTCTGCATTCAGCTGCCGGACGGGCAGCTCCTGATTGCGGAGAGCTTCAACCGCGATGAATTTGCCGTATACGGAGACCGGTTTACTGATGTAACGCGGGCGGGCTTCACATTCTCCCGCAGCTATCATGCAGATGAGGTGCTGTATCTGACCTCGCGGGTCAGTGCAAGGGCGGCATGGATGCAGAATGTGATGGCGATGTACAGCAGACTGCTGCGGTCTGCGGCAGAGCGCTTTCAGAATGCGGACGGCGAACGCGGTATCCTTTCGATCTCCGCTGTTGAGCGCGGCAAGCAGGATTTTTCCGAGAAGTTCGATAAGCTCATGAACGAATACTTCAAGGGTTATTTCGGGCACAAAAATGCCGTGCTGCCGCTGTTCGAGGGTTACAGCTATACCGCCTCTTCCGGAAGTAAAGCGGGCACATACACAAATGATCTGACCGCAGTGAAAACACTTGCCGATGAGGCGATCGGCAGGGCGGCACAGGTGTTCGGCATCCCGCCGAGCTATATGCGCGGCGATGCAGCCGGTATCGCTGACGCACAGTCTGCGGCACTGACAAACTGCGTGAAGCCGATTGCGGCGCTGCTTTCAGCCGAGCTGACTGCAAAGAAGCATTCCCGGCAGGAGATCACGGACGGCTGCTATATTGCCGTCGATACATCCCGGATTCTGCACCATGACCCGATCAGGGATTCTGCCGGCGCAGATAAGCTGATCGGAGCCGGCTGGACGCTCAATGAGATTCGCAGCGCATTCGGCAAAAATGCATTGGATGACCCGGACGCTGACGTCCGCTTTATCACAAAGAATTACGGTACCATTGCCGAAGCATCGGAAGGAGGTGAGGGGAATGCAGACACCGAAAAACTGGAACATGGAGTACCGGCCACAGTCTGACACGCTGGAGCTCCGCATTTACAGCACGGTCGAGAGCGACAGCTGGTGGAGGGAATCCGAGACCTCCGCAAAGCACTTTTCCGATGCGCTCAACGAATATGCGAACGCAAAGGAAATTAAAATCTACATCAACAGCCTCGGCGGCTCCGTGCTGGAGGGCATCGCGATCTACAATCAACTCAGACGCCATAAGGCGCACAAGACCGTTTACATTGACGGCTTTGCCTGCTCGATTGCATCCGTCATCGCAATGGCGGGTGACACGGTCATCATGCCGAAAAACACCTGCATGATGATTCACAATGCATGGATTGTTGCAGTGGGCAGCGCAAAGGAGCTGCGCAAGGCTGCCGATGATCTCGATGTCATCAACTCTGCGGCAATTCAGGCGTATCTCGACCGCGCCGGCGATAAGCTGACACGCGAGAAGCTGACCGAGCTGCTCGATGCGGAAACCTACCTCACTGCCGAACAGTGCATAGAGTACGGCTTCGCTGACAAGTACAGCGATGACGAGGATGCAGGCACCGGCGAAGCAAAGCAGCGGTCTGCCGGGGCGATGCAGCAGGCAGCGGTCAGGGCAGAAATGGAACGCCGTCACGCAAAGTGCATGGCGGTCATCAATAAGTATCTCAAATAAGGAGGAAAACCACATGAAGAATCTGGATAAGATCAAGCAGGAAAAGGACAAGCTGCGGAATGCCCTCGCGGATGCGATCCGGGCGAACGATGAGGAAGCGCTCGGCGCCGCAATGGACAACTGGATGCAGTTTGTATCGGAAACGGTCATGGCGGAGGCAAACGGCCTTGTCGATGCAACCGACCGCAGCATTCTCTCCGCACGCGGCATCCGGCAGCTCACCTCGGAGGAGACGAAATTCTATGAGAGCTTCATCGCGAATGCGCGGCAGGATGCCCAGACTGTTATCACGAACATCACCGGCGCTCTGCCGAAGACTGTGATCGACAGTGTGATGGATGACATGAAGGCGGCATATCCGCTGCTCGACCTGATCGACTTCACGAACACCGGCGCAGCGATCCAGTGGGTTCTGAATGCGCAGGGCGCACAGGCCGCGACGTGGGATGAGATCAATACGGCGATTGCGAAGGACCTTGCCGGCGCGCTCCAGATCGTCGATCTGACACAGTGCAAGCTCTCGGCTTATATGTTCGTGACGCAGGATATGCTCGCGCTCGGTCCGCAGTGGGTTGACCGCTATGTCCGTGCGATTCTCGCGGATGCACTTGCAGCGGGGCTGGAAACCGGAATCGTAGACGGCGACGGCGTGAAGAAGCCGGTCGGCATGACGCGCAATTTCACCGGCAATTTCAACGCGAGCACAGGCTATGCCCGCAAGAGTGCGACTGCCGTCACCAAGCTCGATCCGACAACCTACGGCTCGCTGCTCAAAACGCTTGCAACCGACGGCCTGACCGGAAAAACCCGCAGCATTGCCCGTGTCATCCTCATTGTGAATCCTGTGGATTATTTCGAGAAGGTCATGCCGGCAACTACCGTCATGACGCCGCTCGGCACCTATGCCGGCAATGTGCTGCCGTTTCCGACTGACGTTGTGCAGTCTGTCGGCGTGCCGTCCGGTCATGCTGTCATCGGCATCGCCAAAAAGTATTTCATGGGCGTCGGCACCGGCCGCGGCGGCAAGCTGGAATACAGCGATGAGTACAAATTTCTTGAGGATCTCCGCACATACAAGATCAAGTTCTACGGCACCGGCCGCCCGTATGATATCAATGCATTCGAGTACCTCGACATTTCCGGTCTGACTGCGGCATCTCCGGTCGTGACAATTAACGGAACCGTTGAGAATACCCCGACAACCCCGTGAGGTAAGCGGCAGTGGCACTGATCGACGAAGTCAAAATCTATCTTGATATCACATGGAGCGATCCGCATACCGATGACAAGGTAACCGGCATAATTGCGCGGGCAAAGGCAAAAATCTGCGATTATGCCGGAATCGCCGCCGGGCAGCTCGATCTGTCTGAAGAATCCGCAGAAAAGCAGCTTTTCCTCGATCTGTGCCGGTATATCTACAACAATGCAAGTGAGGATTTCGAGGACAACTACCGCGCTGACCTCATCATGCTGCGTGCGAATCACAGGACGGAGGCGATGACCGGTGAAGACGAAACGCAGGACAGCGCCGCAGGTGGCTGAAGACTGCCTTGTCTATGACAAGCCGGTCACAATCCAGAGATATGCTGCGGGCGCATGGCAGGACGCAGAGCATCTGCACGCGAATATCAACAAAGCGACAGGCTCGGCAATTCCGCGGCTTTTGTTCCGCTTCCGGTATTATTCGCTGTTCGATGCGATCCGGCGGCATCCGCAGACATACCGGCTGATCTGCTTCGGTGAATGCTATTCCGTTGCGGATTACGATGACTACAATGAGCGGCACAGAGTCATCAAGCTGACCGCAGAGCGGATGGACTGCGGGACGGTGAATCTGATCGCTGAGACCAGACAAAAGAATGACCGCGGACAGCTTGTCACTGCGGAAACTGTCTCCGGTGATATCTTCTGTATGATTGCCGGCAGCAACGAATCTGTATGGGAAGGTGCGCAGCAGCGCGGGTACGATGCGGAAATCTGTCTGAAGGTGTTTGCTTCCGATTATGCCGGACAGCGCATCTGCGAACGGCAGGGCGAACGCTATGAGATTTATCGCCACGCAGCAGAGAGTGATCTGATCGTGCTGTATCTCGGCAGAAAGGTCGGTGTGTGAAATGGCAGCAATCAGACCGGAGCGGGTTGCCGCGAAGCTGACAGAAACGCTCACACAGTACGGCAGGCTCACACAGGATACAGTTCAGAGGATTCTGGAATCGGTCGGAGATGAGGCAAAGGCCCGCGTTGCATCGCTGAGCCCGAAGGGCAGGCGGCGCGGCTCCGGCAAATATAAGCGTGGCTGGAAGGTGAAGATCGAGGAATCCGGCAGCAGCACAAGCGTTACGGTGCATAACAGGCACTATCAGCTGACACATCTGCTGGAGAACGGACACCGCACCCGCCTCGGAACCGGCAGACACGGCAGAGTTTACGGAACAAAGGCGACTGCCGCCGCGCAGCCGCACATCGGAGAGGTCAATGCGTGGGCGCAGCGGGAGCTGGAACGGCGGATCCGTCAGGCGTTAGGAGGTGGCTGATTATGGATATGAGAGACCTTGCCCGTGTCATTGATACGGTCGGGCTGCCGTTTGTCAGCGGCATCATGAAAGCCGACGACAATAAACAGATGCCCGCCTCTTACATTGCCTATCATGCGATTACGAATAACTCGATCTACGCTGACGGCGAAATCGTCTATTTTGAGGCTGAGATCGCACTCTCCCTGATTACGAAAGACCGTGACCGGGATACGGAGCGCACGGTCGAAACGGCGCTGTCAGGGGCAGGAATTGACTATGACGGCCCCGATTATGAATTTGATCCGAAACAGGATATGCATACCACCACATGGTATTTTCAGATTTCGGATGACTGAGAAAGGAGCTATCTTATGGCTGCAAAAGCAAGACTGCCGCGTTCGATCAAGAATGTCGGCTATGCAATGATTACCAGCATTGACAACAACACCGGCAAGCCGACATACGGCGATGTGAACTGGCTTGTCCACAACGAAGCGGGCGGCAGAGAATACACCGCTGAGCCGAAGGGCGAGGTTTCGTCCATCTACGCAGACGGCGTGGAGGTGTACTCTGAGGAGGAGAACACCGGCTATGACATCACGCTGACGCTGCTTGCCTGCATCGACGATACCGATGAGGACTGGCTGAACCGTGTTGTTGATCCGGACGGCGAGTATTCCGAAGAGTACGCCAATACCGGCGAATATCCGCACTTCGCTCTGCTGATTATCGAAGACACCACGGATGGTGTCGGTCAGACGCGCATCTTCTACGACTGCCATGTGACGCAGCGTCCGACTCAGAGCGGCAAGACTTCCGAGGGTGGCGCTCTGGATCCGATGTTCCCGGAGTATGCGATCAGCGCTGTGCCGCGTGAGGACTGCGGCTGCGTCGAGCGCAAGATCAAGGCAAAGGCAAAGATCAGCTCCGTTCCGGAGCCGTCTCTTGCAGGCAGTCACATCCGCATCCAGAAGACGATGACCGTCACGGTCGGCTCTGTGCTGAATGTTCCGATTATCAGCAAGAATCCGTCTAATGCGGCAATCACATGGACTTCCGGCACGACAGCAAAGGCAACCGTGTCCGCAACCGGCGCTGTGACCGGTGTTGCTGCCGGTGAATCGGTCGTAACTGCGTCTATCACCGCTGACGGCCAGACCTACACGGACACCTGCACGGTGACTGTGGTTGCGGCATCGTAAGGAGGCAGCGCACATGGAAATCAAAGTCACGATTGACGGCCGCGAGGTCAGATTCAAAAAGACCGGCGGCACGATGCGCCGCTATAAGTCCATGTTCAGCCGCGAGTGGTTCGCTGATCTGGACAGGATCGCCCGGATGCAGCGAAAGGCTGCCGAGGTTGCAAAAGCGGAGGGCTTCGAGGTTGACAGGAAAAAGCCTGACACAAAGAAGAAAAACGGTAAGAAGGACGCAGAGGAGAAGCTGACCGAGCAGCAGGTGTATGCGCTGAGTGCAGCACTCACACAGTATGACTCTGATCCGTTTTATGATATGCTCTACATCATGGCAAAGGAAGCTGATCCGGATATACCTGACACTGTTGAAGATTGGCTCGATACCTTTGATGACTTCGCTTTTCTGGATGTCTGGGCAAAGGTAGCGCCGATGCTTTCGCGTGAAATGTCGGTTGATCCAAAAAACGGCTCAGCGGCAGCGGCGAATCCGGCGGAAAGCTGATCGGGGCAGAAGAATTCTATCTGCACCTGATGCAGCGCGGATTTCCGCTGTCGGAAGTCGATCAATGGGACACAGGAATGCTGTTCAATTTCTGTGCAGAGCATGACAGGCTTGCGCGCATCCGGCGCGGCGAGGTCGTGCATGACGATTTGCAGCGCTATCGGGTTCTCAAGGAAATGGAGCCTGAAATGGATCGTCGATATGCCGCCGGAGAAATCAAAGAACACAAATACCGTGAGTATAAGGCAACGCTGAAAAAGTGCGAGGATCTGCTTGGGGGTGACTGAGTGAGCGGTACAATCAAAGGCATTACAATTGAGCTGAGCGGCGATACCAAAGGCCTCGACTCTGCGCTCAAACAGGTCACCTCTCAAAGCGTCGCGCTCGGCAAGGATCTGAAAACGGTCAATCAGCTCCTGAAGCTCGATCCCGGCAATGCTGAGCTGGTCGCGCAGAAGCAGCAGATTCTTGCACAGTCAATCGAAACCACCGCAGAAAAGCTGGAAATCCTGCGCAATGCCGGAGCGCAGGTCAAGGCACAGTTTGAATCCGGCACGGTTACGCGGGAGCAGTACATTGCGTTTCAGGAAGAGCTTGTCCGGACAGAATCCCGCATGGACTCGCTGAAAGATGCGCAGAAAGCGATGCAGTCTGAGCTGGACGGAACAGCATCTCATACCAGAACGCTGACGCAGACCGTTTCCGAGCAGGAAAAGGAACTGTCCGAGCTGAAAGCAAAGTATGTGGATATTGCAGCGGCACAGGGAGCGGATTCTGCCGAAGCACAGGCGCTCGCATCGCAGATCAAAACGCTTTCCGGCGAACTGAAGGATAACAAGGGCAGGCTCTCTGAGGCAGAGAAAGCAGCAGACAGTCTCGATCAGACAGTTGACAGCCTCGGCGATACTGAGCAGGAAACCGAGAGTAAAACCCACAAGCTCGGCAATGCGCTGAAATCAGGGCTGGCAGCGGGTGCAAAGGTTGCCGCTGCTGCGCTGGCAGCCGCCGGAACCGCAGTTGCCGGGACAGTCGCCGGTATTGTCAATGCGACCGGCAAAACAGCCGAATACGGCGACAATATCGACAAAATGAGCCAGAAGCTCGGCATGAGTGCGGAGGCTTACCAGGAATGGGACTTCATCATGCAGCACAACGGCAGCAGCATCGACAGCATGACCACTTCGATGAAAAAGCTGTCCGAGGCGGTAGTCGATCGTTCCAATAAATCTGCTGCGGCATTTGAAAAGCTCGGCATTTCGATTGAAGATGCGGCAAATATGTCGCAGGAGGATTTGTTTTCCGCGACAATCACGGCATTGCAGAGCATGGAATCCGGAACGGAGCGGACGGCTCTTGCAGCCGATCTGCTCGGAAAATCAGCTGCGGAACTCGGCCCTCTGCTGAATCAGAGTGCAGCGGAGACCGAAGCAATGCGGCAGCAGGCGCATGATCTCGGCAGCGTTATGTCCGATGAAGCAGTTAAGGCATCGGCGGCATATCAGGACAGCTTGCAGAATGTGAAGGCTGCTGTCGGCAGTGTGACACGCAATCTGACAGGGCAGCTCATGCCCGCCGCCGCGAATGTCATGGACGGTATTACGGCAATTGTCAGCGGTGACAGCTCCGGCATAGCGCTTCTGACAAATGGGCTTCAGGGCTTCACTGATTCCTTTCGTAAAATGATTCCGGGGCTCGTGAAGGCTGCCGAGCAGATTTTACCTGTTATCGTAAAAGCGATTACAGATAATCTTCCGATGCTGCTGAATGCCGCCGTCTCTGTTGTCAGATCTCTCGGCAGAGGGCTGCTGGACAATCTTCCGACAATTCTGAGTATTGCAGGTGATCTCATCATGCAGCTCGCGGATGCTCTGCTCGGTATGCTTCCGCAGCTTGTTCAAACCGGCTTGCAGGTCATTGCACAGCTCGCGATCGGCATTGCGCATGCGCTCCCGACGCTGATCCCGACTATCGTCGATGTCATCCTGCAAATCGTGGAAACGCTGATCGACAACATTGATCTGCTGATTGACGCGGGCATTCAGCTTATCATGGGGCTTGCAGACGGCCTGATTGCCGCACTGCCGATCCTGATTGACCGTCTGCCGGGCATCGTGGAAAAAATGGTGAATGCACTGGTGGACAATGCGCCGAAGCTGATTGATGCGGCGATTGAGCTGATTATCGCGCTTGTAAAGGGCATCATTCAGAATCTCCCGCAGATTATTGCAGCGGCGGGAAAGATTGTCTGGGCGCTTATCAAGGGTATGTTCAGGCTGCGCGGAAAGCTAGCAGGCAAGGCAAAGGAGCTGCTCGGCAGTATCGGCGGCGCACTGCTCGGCGGGCTCGGAAAAGCCGCAGATTGGGGCAAGAGCATCATCTCCGCAGTGGTTTCCGGCATCGGCTCGATGTTCGGCGCTGTAACCGGTAAGCTGCAAGAGCTCGGCGCTGCGGTTTACGACAAATTTCAGAGCATCAAGGAAACAATCGGGAATGTACTTGATGCAATCAAAGGCGCGTTTTCGGCGGCATGGGATGCAATCAAGAATGCCTTGTCCGCAGCGCTGGATGCAATCAGCAGCGTGATTTCGGCAGTATGGAACGGAATCAAAGACACGGTCTCAGGCATTCTGGACGGCATTCACAATGCAGTTTCTGCGGTCTGGAACGGGATCAAGAATACAATATCCGGAATCCTCAGCGGTATCAGCAGCACGGTATCCGGTATCTGGAACGGCATCAAATCCGCGATTGCCGGTATTATGGAAGGAATCCGAACCGTGATCCACAGCGTATGGGGCACGATCGCAGGCGTAGTCAGAAGCATCGTCGGCGGCATCCGGGATTCCGTAGTCGGGATCTGGAACAGCATCAAGACGTCTGTTACAAATGTTTGCGGCAGCATCAAAACCGGTGTCACGAATATCTGGAATAATCTGAAATCCGGCATCGCAACGACAGCGGGTGCAATCAAAGACGCGATTGTCAATGCATTTGAGGCTGCATGGGACTATGTCAAGGGGCTTCCGTCCAAAGCATTCGGCTGGGGCAAGGATGTAATCGAGGGCATGGTCGGCGGTATCAAGTCCGTCGGCGGCAAGGTCAAGGATGCAGTCAGCGGCGTCGCGGGAAAGATCAAATCATTCCTGCACTTCTCCGTGCCGGATGAAGGTCCTCTGACGGATTTCCCGCACTGGATGCCGGACATGATGCAGGGGCTCGCGGAAGGCATCACCAAGAACATGAAGTATGTCGAGAACGCGGTCAGCGGTCTCGCAGCGGCAATGATTCCGAAAGTCGATCTGACACCGGCGATTGCACCGTATCAAGCAGGTCGCCTGCGCCTGCCGGCATATCCGTCAGACAGCACATTGCCGGAGAACAGGAAAGCGGTGTCAGCGCAGAACAGCACAATCAACATCACAGTCAATGTGCAGCAGATGAGCAGTGATTACGATGCCCGCCGTGCAGCGGAGATTATGGCACAGGAGATTGAGCTGCTGACGCAGAACAATAACAGCCTGAAAGGAGCATGGTCTGTATGAGAAACCGGATCGAAATTGACGGCAAAAGCAGCAGATGCTTCGGGCTGAAAATGGCGCGGCTGCCCCTCTGGACAACCGCAGCGGAAACCGTTGAAAATGTCGCACTTCCCGGTGTGCCGGTCGAACAGGATCGGCACACCGGACAGTATCAGGATTTTGAGCTGACGCTGACAGGTTATCTGACGCGGATGCCGGCAGCCGGCGAGCTTTCCCGGCTCAATGCATGGCTGCAAGGCGGCAGACAGCTCGTCATGAGCACGCAGCCGCAGCTTTACGGCGTCATCCGCAGAGTCGGGCAGATCGAGCCGGTGCGGGTCGGTACGCGGGCAAACGAGATTCAGATTCCGTTTACGTTTCAGCCGTTTAAGTATTCACGCGAGAATTTTCCGGTTGCGCTCAGCAGCCCGCCGGTATCATTCCGGTACTTCGGCAACATTTTCAGCGAGCCGGTCTATCGGCTGAATGTGGAATCTGATGCAGAATTCACCGTCAACGGCACAGCGCTGACATTGACCGGTCTGACCGGCGGGATCACTGTCGATCTTCAGCGCAGAAAGATTTACAGGGAGGAAGCCGGTGTGCTGACAATTGTGCAGGAGCAGACTGCCGGTGCATTCTGGAACATGGTGCTCCGCCCCGGTGTGAATGAAATCGCATGGACAGAGGGAATCACAGGCGTCTCTGTTACCGTGAATGAGAGGTGGCTGTGATGCAGGAGCCGCTGATTGTATACGGCGCGCAGGAGACAGCATTCCGCTCGAACGGCCTGCGCCTGCTCTCGCCGACAGTTGCAGAACACACGCTGGAATTCGGACAGGCGGGGAGTATTCATGTGGAGCATCCGCTTGACCGTGACGGTGACTGGCAGGCGCTCATTCCAGGGTTTATTATCAGTGCGCCGGTGCCGTTCCGCGGAGAAATTCGCAGGCAGCCTTTCCGCATTTACCGCCGCAGGAAATCCCGGAAGGACGGGATGCCGGTTGTGTCGGTCGATGCAATGCATCTGTTCTATGATATGAACTATGTGCTGCTCGAAGATGTCCGCCCGACCGATCTGAACGGGCAGAACGCTATTCAATGGCTGTTCGATCATCCCTATGACCCATACGGTCAGGCAGCAACAAAACTTCCCCTGCGGAATTTCACATTTTTTTCCGACATTGACACGCTCGCAGCGGCGTACTACGAGTGGAAGACCATGACCGGCGCTCTGATCGGCGAGGACAACTGTATCCTGAACCGCTGGGGCGGCGAGCTGTTTGTGAACGGGCTGTACTTCTCGATCTGCAAGGCCATGGAGGGCAGTCTGCAAAATGCTTTCCATATTGCCTACGGTCTGAATCTGACCGAGGTTGAGGAAACGCTTGACTACACAAACACATTCAGTCAGCTCGTGGCAACCGACAACTACGGCAACAAAGCGCACGCATCCATTCCGCTCGCGTATAACGGACTGCCGTTCGAGAAGACGCTGCACGCAGCATTCAGCTATTCTGACGATCTGCAAGGACCGGAACGCGGTCGGCGGTTCGGCTCGGATTTCTCAAAGTACATGAGCATCATTCAGGAAGTCGAGGCGAGCTATTCCGTCAGATATGCCGAGCTTCCCGCGGACGATCCGTTTCGGGCGCTTGCAAGCTATGAGGTCGGCGACAGCGGCATCATTGATGACAGTGAGCTGGGGATCTCCACTACGCAGCGCATCATGAAGACCGTGACCGATCTGCTGACCGGTGAGCGGATCAGCACCGAGACAGGAAATGTGAAGCGCAGCATTGCACGGAAGCAGCCGTTCAGCAACACCGTCACGACGGAGCAGAGCGCGGCACAGAAGCAGCTTGACGCTCTGACAGAGCAGGTGAATGACATAGATTTTACAACAACCGTCCCGACGCCGATTACAACGAAAGACGGCAAGTATCTCACAACAAAGGGCGGAAAATATCTGCTCTATCAGAAAGGGTGATTTCATGGCAAACGTGGAAGCATTTAATACCGACCTGACCGAGGAACAGCTCAATCAGGCATTCAGCCGCGCGCTCGGCGACTATACCGATGAACAGATTGACAGCATGATCGCGCAAAAGCAGGATGTCCTGACAATTGACAGCGAGCCGACCTCCGGCAGCGACAACCCCGTGCGCTCCGGTGGCGTGGTGAATTTCACATACGGGGCGGCATCCGTTACGATTCCTTCCGGCGCAAACCTGAACGCTTATACGACGCCCGGCTCATACCGCTGCGAAACCAATGCAATCGCGGCATCGCTGCTGAACTGCCCGGTCGTAAACGGATTCCGCATGGAGGTTGTCTCCACGATTGCATCGGAGTCCACCGGATACCAGCGGCAGCACATCTTCCCGAATAACAATGACGGCACCTTTTATATGCGCCGCAGAGGCTCCAAATCCTCCGGCGCATGGGGCGACTGGTATGTTTTTCAGGGCACTGCCGTTCAGCCGGTCAATGTGCCGGCAGGCGCTCAAAATCTCAGTCCGCAGACTGAGGATATGTAAAAGGAGGCACAGAATGCCTGAAATCACAATCACGGTTACGGAGAAGATTGCGGCTGCACAGGGCAGTCCGATGATTGTCTGCGGCAATTCGGATTATGCAGTCAAATTCATTTTTGATTCGGAATGGGATCGCTATGAGCAAAAAACTGCGCATATCCGATACTTTCGCAATGGAAGAGAACAGTATGATGAGGTGCTTTTTGAGGGAGATACAGTTGAAATCCCTGCACTTTACGGCACTTTTGAAGCCGAGATCGGCGTATTTGCGGGTGATATTCACACGACAACACCGGCGCGGATTCCCTGCGCCCGCTGCATCACGGACGGTGCGCCGGTTCATGCTGACCCGCGGCCTGATGTATACAATCAGCTTCTGGAATATCTGGCGGCGATTCAGAACGGCGAGCCTTTCGCCTTTTCGGATGTGCAGGCGATCTCGGCGGGCGGGGTATCCGAGGATATTTTTGCAATTGCAGAGGAGGTTTCATGATGTTTATTCCGAATACCATGCCGAGCACGCTCGCGGAGATGCTGGCATTTTTGCTCCCGACAGTTGAGGACGGGCTGTTTGATTCCGTTGCGTATGACGACGACGAGAACCCGACAAAGATTGTCTGCACGCAGGGCGGCAATACGATTCTGGAATTTACCGTTGCAAGCGATAAATGGACGATTACACCATACACCGCAACAGATACACCGGCTATCGGTACATCTCACGTCTTTGAAAATAAACCGATTGGGGTTTTGTGCAGATGCAGCGGAGGACTGTATATTAGGGCTGATGAACTGCACAATTCCCGAATTGGCTACCTTATTGCCGCGAAAACGAGCAGCGGAAAAACTGGCTTTTTTGGATGCGCAGCGCTCACATCTGTAGGGCATTCTTTTTTTAATGGAGCGAGGACTGTTTATTCTACTACCTTTGGAGATAGTACAACATTGGCTCTATATACGCATGGATACAATATTGGCTGCACATATACCGCTAATTATCCGAATGACCGAACGATTCTATCACGAGTTCCGGTTGTCGGAACTATTGGCAGCACAGATTATTTCACAACGGCGTTTATCCGCTCCATGGTTCAATTTGCAGAAACAGGCGAACAGATTATCGGTGGAAAAAAATATTGGTGCGACATACAGTTCGCCGTGCTCGACGAGTGAGGTGCCGACATGAAGTACATCATTATGCTGACCATTGTGATCGGGCTTGCTGGTGCCGACTTCCTGACCGGTATTATCAAGGCGTACATCAAGCGCGATTTGTCCAGCGCGAAAATGCGCAAGGGCGGGCTCAACAAAATCTGCGAGATTGTGGTCATGGCGACCGCCTGCGGGCTTGAAATCGGCATTGACCTGCTCGGGCAGTATTATCACGCCGCAGAGCTCGCCGGAATCGCCGGCACGGTCGCCGCCGGAGCGGTGTTCACCTACATCATCCTCATGGAGCTGATCTCGATTTTTGAGAATTACGGCGAGATCAGCCCTGACGCATCATGGGTGCGGAAAATCACGAAAAAGCTGAGAGAATTCAATGACAAGGAGGAAAAGAAATGAGCTTTGTACCGAGGATCACCATGCCTGAGAAGGACAACCGGTTCTACATTGCCATCGGCGAGGGCGGGCTGAATCCCGGCGTTCCGCGCCCGAAGGGAAGCCCGCTGCGGTTCGCAAACTGCGTGTTTTATGCGCTGGGGAGATTCGCTGAGCTCTGGGGCATCTGGCTGAAATCGACGAATGCGGAGAATTTTGCCGCAGCCGCAAAAGCCGCCGGTCTGACCGTCAGTCAGTCGCCGGTGCCGGGGGCGATCGCGGTTTGGGCGAAGGGCGAGGTCGGCAATGCTTCAGACGGAGCGGGGCACGTTGCCGTTGTCGAGATCGTCAATCCGACCGGCAGCATTGTGACATCAGAATCCGGCTGGAATGCAAAGCAGGAATTCTGGACGAAAACGCGACTGAATGACGGCAACTGGGGGCAGAAGGACTCCTATCAGTTCATCGGCTTCATCCTGCCGCCGGGCGTGCCGGCTGCGCCGATCCGTAAGGGTGACAAGGGCGACGGTGTCAAATGGATGCAGGAGCGTCTTGCTGAGCGCGGTTATCTGCGCAGCTCTGAGATTGACGGAAGCTTCGGGCGCATTACGCTCGGCGCGCTGCTGGCGTTTCAGTTCGAGCAGGGGCTCGATGTGGACGGCATCTGCGGCGCAAAGACAAGAGCAGCCCTGCTGTAACAATAACTGTTTTCTGATAATACAAAACCCGCCTGCGGAAATGACCGCGGGCGGGTTATTTCGGTATGTGAAGAAAATCGCGCACAATATCGACAATCTCAACAACCTGATAGTTCTGAATACAGCAAACACCGGCGCGGCGGAAAAGCGCCTCGATAAAAGAATTTGAGCGGCGCATAATCGCAAGCTGTCTGATGCCGGGGATCACCTCACCGCGCAGATACATAATAATCAGATCGGGCTTTTCAGCAGCAAGGTCGGCTGTCACATGTTCAACTGTGCGTACCTGATAGCCTTCTCTCCTGAGCATCTCCGTAATAAATTTCGTCATGAATGTGTGCTCATCCTCAACGATAATTCCGGCCATTTTTACTGCTCCCTCCGTACTGTTTTTTATATCTTAGCACGGTGTCAGTCGCTTGTCAATATCTTTCTGCAAATTATTTTTGTCCCTTCGACAGAGTTCGGCAATCCCCTTCGGGATTCGGCAAAAATCGCGCAGATTCGACAAAATTCGGCGGATGTGTACCGATTGGCGGAGGAGATATACCGCGATATAAGAACACAGGACGCAGCGTGAAAACTGCATCCTGTTTCGTTACAAAGTATATTTTGTTACACTTTCACTTATGCTGCGATCAGCAGCCAGCCGGATACAGATGTGATTGTGTGTAAGGTTGCGGTTATACATACATCTGCAACACTACACATAATCTGTTCCAGCGGCGGCGTATTGGATTCATCGGTCAAATTAATGCAGATAATCAGCATATCATCTTTCTTGATGATACGGTTC